AGCCCATCCGAAGACTTCATTGCGCTGCCTTTGCGTCAGCAGTTCAAGGATGACAGTGGCTTCTATGGCACTGCATTCCACGAGTTGGTCCATTGGACTGGCCACGAGACACGCGAGGCGCGGAGCTTTGGTGTTCGCTTTGGCTCCGATGATTATGCCTTCGAGGAACTGATTGCAGAGCTGGGTGCTGCCATGCTGTCAAACGTCACACAGGTAGACGCTACACCACGCGAAGACCATGCCGTGTATCTCAACAACTGGATCAAGTGCCTCAAGGATAACCCCAAGGCAATCAGTAAGGCAGCAAGCCTAGCAGAGAAGGCAGTCAAGTTTGTGACCAATGCAGCAGCCCCTGCAAGTGTGGAGGTCACAGCATGAGACAGGCCATCGAAATCATAGGTGAACTGATCGCTGTCGTGTGTATCTTCACTGTCCCCCTTCTTCTCTTGTTCCTGTGAGCCCAGCAGCGGCCAGCGTACCCACCGAAGCGCTGGCCATCTCGTGGGCTCACAGTGAACCACGGTAACACCAACTGAATGACAGGAGAATGACTAATGAACATCCAGCAACCCCAAACCACAGAGGATGCCCTCAAGCTGGCCCTCTTCCTCGCAATCACCGCGCCAACCGATGAGAAGGCCACTGACTGCATGAACATGGCTCACAGCTTTGCTGAGTGTCTCACCGATGGCGCAATCGAAGTGGCAATGGCTAAGGCTCAAGTAATGGCCACAGCCCAGTGCAAAGAGGAGGCAGCACAAGATGCTTGATGACACCCTCGAAAACATCCTCCGTGAAATTGGTGTAGTTGCCCAGCGCTCTCCTCTTGAAGCCAAGTTGTGGGAGCAAGACAGCCGCACCCAGTACCTCAGTCCTAACTATTACAATGAGCCTATCCGCGATGAGTTCGGGGAGGTGTGTTTCTGATGGCAACCTTTCTGCAATTCGCACAAGCTGAAGCCCCTCGCTTATGGCACGGCCAGCACCTCAAAAGATCACTGACTAAGGCCGCTGCATTTGAGGCCTTCAGCGACCACCAGACGCGCGAAATCTCTCAGTATAAGCCCAGCGACATCCACAGCTTCTTTGACGCTGTACAGGCCTCTCGTGGGCTCTCAGATAGCACTGTGAACCGTTATGCAGCCATGCTTACCAAGGTCTTCGCTCAGGCAGTCAAAGAGGAGCTTATTACACACGTTCCGAAGTTCACTTGGAGGCGCACAGGACAAGCTGCACGGCCACTCTACTTCACACCTGAGCAACTCGAAGCCATGTGTGCATACTTCCACGATGATCACCCCCAGTGGTGGATGCGGCACATGATAACTATCGGAAGTCAAACGGGTATGCGGAGAGGTGAGATACTAAGTATCAAAAAGAGCAAAATTACTAATGACAGTGATGGCAATCTGTGGCTACATTTAGAACATACCAAGAACGGAAGCGAACGATTCGTCCCCCTCAACAGGCAAGTTATGCAGGCCATAGAGGCCCTAGACTACGATGTGTCAAAGCATTTTGACGAGCACGCATTCTATCGGTCTTGGGACCACATGCGGCACAAAGTGCTAGGCAACCACAAAGGCTATGTGTTCCACACTTTGAGGCACACAGCCGCAACTCGTTTAGCTAACGAGCACAAAGCAAACACAGCGGTGATTGGTATGCTGCTGGGCCACCGCTGCGACACCACCACTCGTAAATACATCAAGGCACAGCCAGCGGCACTACAGCTGTTGGCTAGGCAACTTCAAGCATAGGCACTACATAGCAGACCCTTCTGTCCACCTACCAGAGGATCAGAGGGCAAGGAGACTACAGAATGACTAACTACAACAGGCATGACACGACAAATAGAGCCTACGAGCAGACCATGAGGGTCGAGGGCCACGACAAGTTCAAAGAGAACACAGAAGGACAGACTAGAGTTGACCACAGCCCCTCCCACTTCAATGCACTTGTGGAAGCTCTTCCCAAAGTATCCCTAGAAATCCAGAAGACACTAAAGGAGGCCAAGAGGTCTAAAGGGAGGGTGCCTGATTGGGTGGAGGAGTTGTCCACCTTAGACCCTGACGTTATGGCATACATTGGACTTCTGTGTTGTTTCAATGCGTCACTCAAAGAAGACCGCAACACTGTGACTGTGGTCACTGAGGGCATTGGTCAACACATAGAGCAAGAGCTTCTCAAGGTAGAACTTAAAGCAGCAGACAAAGAGAAGCAAAGGCGTGATGTGGAGCTTGCAGCTGCCGCAGGCCTTGAGCGTCCAAAGCCTCAGAACACCAACAAGCGTTTGGTCGAACAAGTCACCAAAGCACACAACAGCCGTGAGCACCGCTTAAAGGCCCTCCGCATCATCACACAGAAGAATGGCTTTAGCTCTTTGAACTTTGGCACAGCCAAGACAAAGGATGCACTGGCCAAGCGTAAGCTGCGCAGAGTTAAACTTGCAGCCCCTATCCTGTCCAGCGTTCTTCAAGCAAGCGGTGTGTTTGACCGTGAGCATGAGTACGTTAGCAGGAACAACAGTAAGCAGGTCATTTGTTTGACTGATGAAGCCTTTGCAGCCATGGAGGCAAATGCAGAGCGAATGGCGTGGATGTCTCCTATCTTCAAGCCCATGTTGGCACCACCGCAGCCTTGGTCAGCCTTTGATACGGGGTGTTATCACGATGCAGACCTTGCCTCTATGGTGCCTTTGATCAAGAAGGCATCTCACAGCCAACGGGAGGCCGTCACACACCAGCTTTCTCATGGTGTGACCCCAAGGTGGGTCAGAGCGCTTAATGCACTACAAGCCACACCACTGAGCATCAATGAGCCTGTCTTGGAAGCAGTGCAGTGGTGCTGGGACAACAAGAAGCAAGGGCTCAACAAGTTCCCACGTCACTCGCTACCTGAGCGGCCAAGGTTGCCTGAGAATTGGCAGGTGCTGCCAAAGGAGAAGGTTGCCGCACTGAAGGCAGAGGTGCGCAAGCACATCAAGCTCTCTATGCGTGTTAAGGGCGCAGCGGTAGTTATGGAGCAAGACTTACAGACTGCCCGTGAGCTGATAGCTTATGAGACTGAGGGCTTTTACATACCGTGGCAAGTGGACTTCCGTGGTCGTATGTATCCTGTCAGCAACTTTAGTTACCACCGCGACAGTCACTTGAAGGCCCTCTTTTGCTACAAGCGTGGCTACTTGGTCGAGGGCAACAATGCGTATTGGCTCAAAGTACATCTGGCAAACTGCGGTGACTTCGACAAGATCAGCAAGCAACCACTGGATGCGAGAGCACAGTGGACCACCAGCAAGCATGAGGAGCTTCTGGCTATCTCTGAGGACTACCAAGGCACCTTTGATCTGTGGTCAGCCGCAGACAAGCCCTTTGAGTATCTGGCGGCTGTGTTTGAGTATGCAAGGTGGGTCAAGGAGGGGGATGCCTTTGTCAGCTACATACCCCTGTCACACGATGCCACCAACAGCGGCGTTCAGATATACTCAGGGCTCAACCTAAGTGAAACTGAAGGCGCACTGGTGAACCTCACACCCTCCCACCAAATGGCAGACATCTACCAGACTGTGGCAGACAAGGTGGTCGAGGAACTTAATGCACTGGGGGAAGCTGTAAGAGCTACAGTCTTCAGTAAGCGCACAGGAACAACAGTGGGTGAGCTTGCAGACCGTTGGCTCAACTTCAAGATAGGCCGCAGTCATATGAAACGGGCCACTATGTGCTATGGCTACTCAAGCAACAACGTGGGGATGCGTGGTCAATTCATGGAAGACCTAATGAAGCCTGAGCAACTAAGGGTGACTTATGGTGAGATTGACAGGCACCCGCTGCATGACACAGAGCAAGGTCAGTTTGAGTGCGCTTGGTTCATGGGTGATCTGGTCTACAAAACGATTAGCAAGGTGCTGCTGAAGACTGGTGAAAGCATGTTGTATCTTCAAGCTGCCGCAAGAGCTGTGGCCGAAGAGAACAAGACCATGAAGTGGACCACAGACAGCGGCTTTCCTGTGCATATGGATTACCGCAAGACAAAGCAAAAGGAGATCAAAATCTTTTTGTTTGACAGAGCAGCACAGGAACGCAAGAGGTCGCAGGTAACACTTCGAGAAGACACAGACCGCATCGATGTATCTAAGAGCTGCAATGCTGTGGCTCCTAACTTTGTGCATTCTCAGGACGCGGCACTGATGCAGAACTTCATCTGTAATCAGCTGGACGCAGGCACTGCCGAAGATTTCTTCATGATCCATGACAGCTTCAGTATCTCTGGCGATGTGTGGGACTTGTCTGATGGTGTAAGAAGTGCCTTTGTCAATATGTTCTCTGGCGATTGCCTCTTCAGTAAGTTTGAGGAGGAAGTCAGGCAGCAACTTAATGATCCTGCCATGGTCTTTGGCTCTGAAGACAGTCCAGTCACCATTCCCACAAAAGGCTCTCTGGACTTAGATGCAGTGAGAAACAACGAGTTCTGTTTCAGCTGACCTTCTGTCCACCTACCAGAGGAACCTAGCGGCCTCCCAGCTGTGGTTCCTCCTCTACCTCAACAACTGGGGCTGTCTTCGGATAGCCCCTTTTTCTATTTGTTCAAAGGAACGCAACAAGATGGCAAAAGTATACAAGTTTACGACACCCGCAGGACATGCAAAATACCCCCACCTCAACAGCCCAGACACAGCCTTCGACACGGACAACCCGAAGTACAAGACTGAGATACTGATGTCTGAGGATGAAGCAGCGCCACTGGTCGCACAGATCAAAGCGGCAGCACAAGAGGCGTTTGGTGTAAACGCTAAATTTCGGATGCCAGTGACCAAAGACGAAGAGACTGGTCAGGTGTCAATCAAAGCCCAATCAAAGTACCAACCCAAGTTCTATGATGCACAAGGCCAAGTTATTGTGCCAACAGCCCTGCCTAAGATTGGCGGAGGCTCAACAATCAAGATGGGTGGTGTGTTCAACTGTTACACAGTCAGTGGCTCTAAGGGCGTAAGCCTGATGCTGGACAAGGTGCAAGTGATCGATGTGGTCAATGGCTTCGGCGGCGACGATGGTGGCTTTGAGGCAGTAGATGGCGGCAGCTTCACTGTAGACCACTTTGATGAGCCCACGCCAAGCACCAGCGCTGTAGTCAACGGTGACTTTTAATCGCGCAAGGTTCCGTGGCATTAAGGCAGGCTATCGCTCAGGGCTCGAAGAAACTATCTCTCAACTTCTGACGGACGAAGGCATTCCCTTCGAGTATGAGGTGGACAAGATCACCTACGAAATCCCTGCCCGTGTCGCCAAGTACACACCAGACTTTAAGCTCTCAAAGCCGGGGGGCTTCTGGTACTTAGAGACCAAAGGAATA